CACAAGCTGTTTCGCTGGCGGCAATTCTGTCATTGCGTCAGGCGCAACCAGCCAATCGGTATAAGCTTCCCTGACGCCAGACAGCGCCGCAGGATCGTGCTTCGTATCCCGCACCAATTCGTTCATTTTCTGGCCGGGGTATTGATCCTTGAAAACGTTGTCGAGCATTTGGCGCTTATCTTCGCGCGTTCGGCCGGCAAAAACTTCCGGCTGCGCGGTCGCCTTCGACATGGCGGTTTCGTCGGCCGTGAATGGCCTGACCGCTTCGGCCTTTTCGCCCCATGCGGCAATCGCTTTTTTGTAAGGGTCTGGCGCCTTTGCCATCAGGGCATCCCTGACGTTCATCAGGCGGCGCTGCGCGTCTGCGCTCAACGGCTTGCCAGACAAGTCTTTCGCGTCAATTTCCGCCTTGATGACTTGGCGCACGGCGTCTAGGTGGTCGATTGGAAGCGCGGCCTTTGTGGCCGCTTGCTGCGACACCGACCCGGCCGGCACCATTTTGTTTCCTACCAAAACGAAGCCGGGGTAATTGCTTGGCGAAACCGCGCCGCCCTTCATTCCGGCACCGCCAGAATTTTCGAGCGCCAAGTCGATTGCGTCTTTCACGCGCTTGAGCGCGGCGCGCTCCGATTGAGCAAGCGCCGTGCCTTTCAATTCTTGGTCGATCTGCCTGATGGCGGGGTCAACGTCAAATTTACCCTTCGTATTCCGCATCACGTCGCGCAGTTCGCCGGCGGCGCCAGCCTTTTGCGACAACGCGGCTTCGGACGCCGACGGGGTGCCGGTAGTCGGGCCAACCCGCCCCGTTTCGAGAACGTCTTTTTGACGCTGCAATTCGTTGACGACTTTTTCAGCGCCGGCGCCCGTGCGGGTGCGGACGGCTGCCGGCGGTTGTTCTGTCACACGCAATCGGTTCACGCCCGGAAGGGTTGCCGGCACCTTTGGCGTGGCGCCCATCAACATCTGTTCGGACGGCCCGATGCCGGCCAGCTTCGATTTTTCAAGCGCGCCGCTGACCATTTCGACATTTTCGCGCCCCTCTTTCGAGCGCGGTTCGTATGTGGTTGCGCCGGAAACCTTCGCCGCAGTCTTTTCCGCTTCGGGCATTGATGCGCCCGTAGCGCGACGGAATACTCCGGCAATCGGCCCTGCGACGCTGCCAACCGCGCCAGTGAGTGCCGAGAGAGCGCCTTCCTGCGACCCCACGACCTTGTTCAGCGGGTAGGGTAAATCAATTCCGGCGGGCGCCGCGTCTGGCGTTTTTCCGCTTGCAAGAAACGCGGCTTTCGATGACGTGTCCTGCCCGGTTTCAATAGTGCCGGGCGCGGGCGCTGCTTGCGCCTCACGCTCCATACGAAGCCGAAACTCAAATTCTTCGTTTTCGGTTGTCACTATTTTTTCCCTTGCCGGGCTTTCCATTCCTGATACCGGCGCTCTTTCTCCGCGTCGTCATACGGCTGGCCGCCGGCTTTCGGAATGTCTGCCGGCCCTTCGTCGGGGTTTTGAAATTGCGGGTTTGTCTTGAACATCTGATTGTAGATTTTCGACGTGCCCTTGATGTTCGCCTCAAACAGTCGCATTTTCTCGTTCGCAACGTCTGGCGGGTCGCCGACTTGCGGCACCTGATTGAGCAAAAATTGCCGGAACGAATCGCTGCCGCGAAGCCCGTTCGTAAACACGGGTATCGCTTCGTCAATCATCGAATTATATTTCGCGTCAACCGCCAACTGTTCTTTTGGCAGAGTTTCCCGCAATCCCGCATACGCGGCGGCGCTTATCAGCCCTTCGGCGTGGCGTCCGAATAAAATTGATGTGGTCGGAAACTGGCCTTTGCCGTATTGCTTTATTTCCTCAATGTTGCGTTCAGTGTTTTCGACGCCAGCCTTCACGCTGGCAACGCGAGCGTTGGCGTTCGCCGAGCCGCCGCTACCGCCAGCGCCGCCCGGCTTCGGCTTAAAGAAACCTTCGCTGCCGGAAATTTCTTTCTTTTCTCTTGTGAGCGTATTGATTGACCACAACTTTCCGTCTTTTGGGTCTTGCCAAATCGCCCACGCCTTCGCCTCTTGCGCGTCTTTATGCGCTCGCGCAGCGTCGGCTGACCGCTGCCGGCGGTCGGCCATCATTTCCTTCGACAGAATCAGCTTTTCATTAAGGCTGGCAAGTTTCTCAGCATCATCGACGCGAGCCTTTACGTCCATTCGTTCGTGCTGAAACATCGCCACTTCATTCTTGTATTCCAGATCAAGGTGGCGCAACTGTTCCTGTTTCTGCGACAACGAAATGTCGTAGTTTTTCATTATTCGGTTGAATTTGTCGAGGTATTGCTTGTTCGATTCAACCACCTTTTTCGTTTCGCCATCCCACGTTTTATAGGCGTTTTCAAATTTCTGTTGGTCGCCCTTGTTGGCGCCTTCGATCAATCCGGCCATCGCGTTCAGAGACATCGTAAGCGGCTGGCGAGAAGCCATGCCGGAGAACGCGGCCAGCGCCATCAAGGTGCCCATCGTGCCCTGAATTTCGGTGTGAGAGAATTTGGGAGTGTCGGCAATCGCCGTGTGTTCAGGGCCGATCTTGTTCGCCTCCACCTGTTCGCCCATCGTTTTTTCGATGTCTTTATGGATTGGATCGACCTTGCCCATGAAGTCTTTTGATGCAGCAGTTTCTTTTTTTCCAATCTCAGCGCGTTGCGTTTGCGCGGACTTGATAGTTTCGCCAAGCCCCAACAGCGGGTCGCCAATACCGAGCGCGGACTTACCCGCCGGGCCGAGCGCGGTCGTGGTCGGTTGAAGTCCGGTGCCGTCTGCCATGATTGCCCCTTATGCCGCTGCGGGTTGCGCGCCCATTTGGCCGGCTGCGCTCATCACACCTTTTGCCGCGTTGCTCAGTGCTGTGTCCTGCGCGATTTGCTGATTCGCCATTTGCCCATACGGCCCCGTCATGGCGCCCGTGACGCTTAAGGCTTGTTGCAGGTAATTCTTGGACATCTGATCTTTCATCGCGGCAACTTTTTGGTCGATCTGCATTTCCGCTTGCCGCTGTTGCTCAGAACCCGCGATACCCATGCTCTGATATTGCTGGCGAACTTGCGCCTTTGATTGCGTTTCAAAGTCCTGAATCGCCTGATGGTCGCCCATATTGAGCGTGCCCGCCTCGTACTGGCTGATAAGCTGTTGCTGCAATGGCTGCAACGCGCCGGTAGTTTTGGCAAGCTGTTGCTGCGTGTTTCCGACCTGCCTGTTCGCGGCCGCTTGCTGCATCGCGTTGAAGCCCAAGCCGCCAATAGTGGCGACGCCGGGCAGATTCACGTTCCCTTCCTTGTTCGTCAAGCCGAGTGCTTTGGCGCCGCGCGAAATGTAGTCGGTTGCGCCGCCGGGCAGTTGGAAACCCGTAAATGGATTCGACACGCCGGCCGCAGCCGCTTCTTGACCGCCGGCGGGGCCGAAACCCGTATCGACGCCGGCGCCGCCGTAGCTGCGGGCGGCAATTTCATCCGGCGAGGGCGGGGCGCCGGTCGCCCCCGACACGGCGGTGTCGGCCACGCCAGCGCCTTCCGTGGCCGGCGTTAATGATGTTGCGGCCGGCGTTGGGGCCGCCACTTGCGCGGTTGATGTCGGGGTGGTGCCGGCGCCCGCTTGGGCGCCAGTTGGCCCCTTCGGAGCTTGGTAAGACGGGGAAATGTCGCCGCCAAAGGTGCCGGCGTTCGTCATGGTCGAAAATCGGGGGTCGATGGTCGGCCCGGTGGCAAGGCCGGCAACGCCCCCGCCGCCGGCCGCAGTAGAGCCGAGCGCGCCGCCGCTGGCAACGAAGTCCGTTGCCGCCTGACCCGTCAGGCCCGCGTCAGCGGCCATTTGGGCAAGCCCTGCGGCGTCTGCGGCAGCAGTTCCGCCGGCTACCGCGCCAGCCGCCCCCGCGCCCGCCTCGCCAGCCAAAGCGCCCGGCAGAAAGGCGTCGCCAGCGATTGCTCCCTCCGCAGCCGCAGCCGGCGCCCCGAAAGAGGCCAGCAATTCAGGTGCGAAATAGGCCAAAGCCGCCGGGGCGGCGTATTTGACCGCCTGTTTGAAAAAGTGGCCTAAACTCATGGAAGCCTCCGCGTGATTACTGCCATTTGACTACAAATCGAGCGCCGCATCAATTAGTTGATGTTGCTGTTGGTGAAGCTGCAACCAGCTTTCAAATTGGTCTGGATCATGTATTTCAAGGTCGGACAAATCTGGCACTTCTGACAGGTTCAGAGTCGCCGCCAGCGCCTTGTGCATAAGGTAGTGCGATTGCAGCCAATCTTCGATGCCTTCCTCTGACCACGCAACATCAAGAATCGGGTAAGTCAGCGGGGGGAATCCGGACAGTTCAAGCGCGGCCGTATAGTTTTGGTGCGCCAACACGTTGACAAGCAAAAAGTCGTCTAACGACTCTTTGTTGTCGTAAGGGAAGTACGAAAAAATTGAAATGTCGGCCACGGCTACGGCAGCGAATCAAACTTGCTTTTGAACATCGCTTTGATCTGCTGAACATTCAGCCCGCCGACCTGTGCCACACACAGCGCCAGCGCCTTGATTTGCTTTTCCATATTGTTGATGTCTGAGGCGTCGAGCGGCGGCGGCAGCGGGTCTGCCGGGTCTGGCGTATTCCCGGCAGCCATCCATTCCTGAATGGACTTGTCAGTAACAAGTCGAGAATCAATGCCGCCATCTTGTTTGATGAAAACAACACGATTCGTCGCGTCAGTGAATTTCCAGTTCATAGTTCACACCCCGTAAAGAGTAGAGTAGTCGCGCCGGTCGCGTACATAAACGCCGGCATATTTGCTGTGTACGGCGTGCCCGTTCCACCCCAAGCAAGCTGCCCGGCGTTCAGGCCAGCAGATGAAAATGTTAGGGCCGTCAAAACACTGTTGGCGCCATTAGACGCCGAAGCGGAAAGATTCGCGAGAGTGCCGACGGTAATTCCGGTGGGCGCAATTCTGGCCGTCACAGGAAAAATCGGATAGACATAGCCGCCAGCAGTAGAGGACGTATAACCCATTTGCGGAATAATCAATGAGCTGCCGGTTACGTTTAGCGAGGGAAGATACCGCTGACACATTACCAATTCTTCGGAAACGATGCGGCGCTCAAAAGGCGCCCCCGGCGATGCCGACCACATCACATCGTCAACCGTGAAAAGGTCGTTCGCCCCCGCAGTTCCGGTCGGCGTCCACGAAAACATTAGCGTCATTTGCGTGGTTGTCGTCGGAATTACCGAGCTTGCCGTGCCGGATATAGTCGTTGCGCCGCTGGACGGCGCGAGGTTAGTCGTCACAGTAAGCTGCGTTGTTTCCCCGGTGTATCCGGATAGACCCCTAGCCCGAGCCGCGCCAGTTCCGCACAGGATACTAAGTGTCAGCGTTCCGCTAGTTGGCGACCAATTACCGCCAGTGGCAACAACGCATGAAATATAGATAATTCTGCCGCGCCACTTCACGATTTCTGACAATTCAAACGGTTGCTCGTAAGTCATGATGCCCGTGCCGGTTTGACCGTTATTGCGCTGCACGACTCCCGAATATTGCGAAGCAGATGTAGAGCCGGCACTTTGACTAATCGTTGACGCCTGATTGACGCCTGTCGTGATGCACCACCGATCTGCGCCGTACGTCGTGGCGCTGGCGGCGGCGGCAATCGTGGTTGCGCCACCAATTCCAAGTCGCTGCCAGACTTCGTGCCCGCCATTGATTAAACCGTTGGATACCCCGGAAACTGCCGCCATATTGGTAAGCTGACTGCCATCGACCGCCGGCAGTTTTGCACTCCCGTCCAACGCCACCAAGTTACCGGCAGCCACTCCGATTGCGTTGTTGACGGCCGTGAAATTGTCGTCAAGGTAGCTGAGTGGAATGTTCCCCGCCAGCGGGCCGAAAGTTCTTGGAAAAGAAATTGACATGATCTACCACCTTGCCCTAAGTTCGTATTGAAGTTGTGCCGCAGACAATTCGCAATTCGGAACAGTCGTTGTTATTGTCATGCCGACGTATTTTCCAAAATTAGACGCATCGCCACGAAACCACGTAAATCCACTTGCAGACCACGTTACTGTCGCAAGCGAGTTGTTTATCCAAGCTACCACGACAGCGGACGCATTTACCCATATTGCAGCATTAGATGGCGCGACCGTGACCGGGCTGGAAGTCGATATTTCAGTGTCAATCGTGACTGTCAGTGATCCAGCAACCGCCGGCATTACTGTTTCAACGCCATATTTCAATACCTGAGAATCCTGAATCGCGCCCTCGCCGAAGCCCCATAATTTTGTTTGAACTTTCTGCGTGATGTTTGAGGCAGTATCGTTGAAAAGCTTATACAACTTCGTGCCGTTGGTCGCGTACATCACTTGCAATCCGGCCTGAGTTATCGGGGCGCAGAACGTAAGCCCCGATGCTTGGCTTGCAAAAAACCATTTTTTGTTGAAGTAGATGGCGAACAGCGGGCGGTTCCCCGCAACCGGATCGTTGTATGACATCAAAAAGCACAGACACAAAATCTTGTTCAAGACGACTACGCCGCCGCTGATATTATTCGTGCTGGCAAGCAGCTTGTAAACGCCGTCGAGCTTGTCGCTTCCCTTCTGCGCGTTAGCGCCGGTGACTGCGATAAATCCGTATGGCGACGCCATCCAAAGGGTGCGGTAGTAGGGAACTAAGCTTGCGGCCGCAAAAGTGCCCGTGGTGGTGACAAGGTTCAGATTTGAAAACAGCGTTGTTGCCGGCGAAGTCGAAACGCGTACGTCGCTTACCACGTTGATCGAATCGACGCCGGTGATATACAGGAATCCTCCTGTAGTAATCATCGTCGTTATGTTTGAGTGAAGCGTCGAATCGTTGATGGTGAACGAGCCGCCAAAGTCTGTGCTGGTGAAGTCCGAATAGCTGTTCGGCGCCGTGAAAAAAACGTTACGGCCGCTTGCAATCCACACGCGGCCGGCATATGAAGCGACTGCGGTTCCGGCGGGTGGCGCGGACGGCGTTGCCGTCATCGCTTCGCTGGCGACGTTCATGGAGTTGTTGACCGTATATGTGCCGATGCCGCCGGTGCCTGACAAAAGCGCCGTGATGATGGTGTTGGCCGTAACACCGGCGCCGCTGATTATTTGCCCCACTTGCAGAACGCCGGCCGTGACCGTGACATTCAGGATGGTTCCAGCGCCGCCCGATCCGTTGTCGATTTTCGCCGTAATGCCGAACGCTGTTGACATGCCGATTAGCGTCGTGCCATCCCACGAAAAAATGCCCTTCGTCGGGTCTGCAATGATGATGCGCTGGTTATTCCATTGGTCGAACGATGTGCCGCTGCCGTTGAACGTTCCGGCTGCGCCGACGGTCGTTATGGCATAACCGCTTGTCAGGTTGATCTGATAGGCCGAGCCGTCCGTGCAAAACATCATCATGTAATCGACGTTTGCAATGTTCGCCGACTTCATCGTGTAGCACGTCGCCGCCAGCGTTATGCCTGTATCGGTGGCGGCCGGCACCGACAGCAAGTTGCCGTAGCCGACGGGCTGGATATTCTCAAGCCATGAAAATTCGTTTTCGTCTATCGCTTGCCGGGCGGCTTGCGTGTTCACGCCGCCAAAGTCGCGTAGCGTGTGATCTTGTTTCCTTCCGGCGGCGGTTGCGGGATTTTGCGCCATGTCGTCGCCGCTTTAATAGGCGGTTGGAAGTCGTCGGGTCGAGGCAGACCGCAACGCGGTAAACACCTTCGCCTTGTATTCTTCGTGGAAGGTTTGCGCTTCCTGATAGGACTGTTCTTTGTATTTCGCCATGTAGGCGGCGTAATATGGCACTGGCTCAGTGTAGGGGAAATTAATTGTTTCCGGGTCAGACAAGTTGACCAGCGCGGCAGCGTTGACTACCGTATCCCATTCCGTCGCGTAAACCATGTCTGGAATCGGGCCGAGGTATACGGTGCTTTGCCCGTAGATTGAGAACGCGACAGGGCGGCCCAAGTATCCTTGCCACACTCGCAGCCGGGCGTTGAATTCCGTGAACGCCATATAGTTCATCGGAACGCGCATACTTCCCCACAACAGCGTTATGTTGATAACGTCAATCGTGTTGACGCCCTGCGGGAGCGCCGAAAATTGGTATGCCTCTTGCGAGGTTACTGTGTTAAGCGTTTGCAGAACGCGATTGCATCCCGTGTCGCCGACGACGCGCGACCGACCGCTGTTTATATAGTCGGTTAGTTCCGAGTCCGTCCAAAAATTTGCGTTCGCATCATGCAGCAGCCGACGGACGCTTGTGATGTAATTTTGAAGTGTAGCCATTCATTCACGCACCGGCGGGGTCGGACAATTTATCTAACACGCTGCGCGCCCCTTTTTTTGCCGGAATCGGAACGTCGGTTTCGACGGTAATTTTGGCGTGGGTGGGGGCCGCCAACTTGGTTGCGCCGTCAGTCGCTTCCTCGTCAGCAGCCCCCGGTTGCAAGGGGGCTAAACCTTGCTCTTTTTTAGGCTGGATTTCATTCGGGTCAGGCTCGTTCGCATCCGAAAACGTGAACTTCGCCAAGCGGGCCATTGCCGCCTCGCGATCCTGATTGCTCCGCATCCAGCCAAGTCGGGCTAGGCAACCCGTTTTATCGGCGTCACCAAAACCAAAAATATGTCGCGCAACTTCGTTTGCAACGATGGTGGACTGCCCTTGTAAAAAGGACACATCCACACCGTTGAAGCGGTCGTGCAGGTCGATGTCGCTGCGGTTCGTTACTCTCAACACAGGGTAGCCCTTCCCTTTGCCGAACTATTAAACCGGCATCACGTAGCTGATGTCTGACGCCACACCACCGGACGCACCGGACGCATAAGTAAGCGCGGCCTGAATCGTGCCGTTTGACGAATACTGCGGAATCGCCAAGTTGGCAACGTCCAGTTGACTCATTCCGCCGTCCTGAATCGTTTGCGACGCCAGCGAAGCCGACGTGCCGGGCGCGCCGATACCGTCGCGCATCTGGTAGAGGTTGGTCGTGTAGTCCGGGTTGGTCATCGAGCCGAACAGCGTCGCAGCAGTCCGCTGCGGAGGGTAAATCAGCCGGTTGACGATGTTGCCGTAGTTGGTCGCGCTGGAAACGGTCGGCGCGGTCGTGACGGCGAAGCAGCACACCGCCGTAGCAGCGACCGAGGTCAAGCCCGCCATCGTGATCGTCGGCACCGACGTATAGCCGCCGCCGTAGTTCGCCATCGTCAGCAGACAGCACTGGCCCAAGCCGCCGGTCGTCGAAGTGACCAGCGCGGCCGTCGCAGTCGCGCCGGTGCCGGGGTCGCCAAACGCGGACACAAACGTTACGGTAGGCGCAGAAGTGTAGCCGCCACCCTGATTCGTGACCGTGACCGACGTGACAGCGCCGGCCGTCAGCACAGCGTAGCCGGTCGCCGGCAGTCCGCCGGTTGCTGGCGCACTGAAAATAACCTGCGGCGGAACGACATAGCCGGCGCCGCCGGTCGCAACCGTTACGGTCGTCTGAATGGCGCCCGAAACAATTGCGTTGAACGTGGCGGTAAGCGCGGTGCCCGCGCCGCCGGCCGTGGTGGTCGCGGTGACGCCGGTAGTGGACGATGAACCCGCCGGCCAATAGCCGTTTTTCGCGGTGTTCGACGTGCCGCCGGTTGTCACAACCGCGCCGACAACGCAGCCGGTCAGGTTTATGAGTCGGTAGTTTGAGCCGTCAGACACGAACAGGAACGAGCCGCCGGCGGAAACCGAATTCAGGTTGCGCCATGTGGTCGAAACCGGGTCATACCACTGAGCGACCGTGTATTTGCCGAGTTGAATCCAGTATTGACCCGACGGCAGGACTTGATACTGTCCACTTTGCAGCGTGACGGCGGTCGAAGGATTGGCAAGCGTCTTGGGGCCGTAGCCGATAACATTGAATCCCATGTTTTTCTCCTAGTGTCCGCCGTTGTTACAGCGTCAAACTGTTGTAGCCGCCGATGCGGGTCATTGATTTCGGCTTGGTGACGACCAATTCGGCGATATTGACCAGCGCCCCCACGTAGCCCAACTGCCAATTCGACAGGGTGGACTCAAAGCCCGTGAACGCGAAGCTTGCTTGTTCGTGGAAATACAAGCTGGCGTAATTGCTGTTGATTAGATACATCGTGCCTTCCGGGCAATACGGGTCGGCAAAAATCGGGATGCCGGCGACCATCAGCGCGCGGAACGCGCTGCGCGGGCCATCCGGGTCACTATCGAACGCCTTGTCGGGCGTAATCATGTAGGTTTCTTGGCCCACAAAGTCTTGCGCCAGCAGCGTCCAAGTTCCGAAGCCGCACACGCCGAAGGTCGGCATTTCGGCGCCGTTTTTCACGGTGCCGGCGATGTATTGCAGAACGTTCTGGCGCGTCGGGTTGACTGAGCCGGCCGCATAAACTTTCGACTTCCAATACGTCGAGGTCGTCCGGTTGATGTTGCCGTACGTCGCCAAGTTCGTGCCGTCGTCAATCGCGCCCGGCAGACCGATGAACGCCTGTTGGTTCGTCGTGTTGTTGTAGAGCGCAGTCGCCATCACGTCGCAAGTGACGTTCGTGGCATCGTTCATGCGCGCTTCGATCAGCGGGATTACCGCGTAGTCGAGTTGCACCGCGCCTTCCATTCCGAGGAACGGAATCGGCGTGATAAACAGTTTGAGGTTGTATTCCGCGAGGAACGCACCTTGCTGCACCGCCGGCTGTGCGAACACGCCGGAGTAGTCCGACCATTGGCCGCTGACCATTGCAGCGCCTTGCACCGGCACCGACACGGCCGACACGCCGCCGGATGCTGTTTGCGAATTTGCAATCAGCGCAGCCAGCAACGGCGTCGAATTGTATAGCTGCACGACCAATTTCGGGATAAACGCACGGCGAGTAACCGCCGTAAGTTCGTTTGCGATGCTCCCCGAAGGGATGATACCTGTGCCCAAAACTGGCATGATTTTCTCCTGTTACGCGGCTCGTCCGCGATTCTTGATGATGTCGGCAATGGCTTCCGTAGCCTCGTTGCGCGACCACTGATTTAGATTCATTCCCATTTTTTTCAGGTCGGGCTTGGGAATGGACGGTTGCGAAAACGTGCTTGGGGTCGGCTGCGCGGCGGAACGCTGCGACAGGTAAAAGTCAGCGGCGGTATCGTGATTGCTGATGCCTTTTTCGACCATCATTTTTTCGACTTCCGCGACTTCCTTTTCCCCCAACCCCTTATCTTTCATCAGGGCTTGCCGGCGGTCTTTGATGTTCTGCTTGATTTCGCGCTCTTGAATTTCGCGCTCCATCTTCGCCAACTTTTCAAATTGCGGCTTCGTCTGCGCTGCGATTTGCAGCGGAATATCGACTTCGGGAATGGACAGCGACGGGTCGCGCGCCTTCATCATGTTCAACAGATAAGGGCGCGTTTTCGGATCATCGGCCAACCCCTTCGCAAGCGCGGCGAGGTCGGCGATGGCTTCCGGGGTCATACCTTCAAGACTGACGGTCATGGGCTTCTCCTGAATGTTGGTAAGCGTTCACTTCGGTTTTTGGCGTAAAAAAATTACCGGCTGGCTTTGGTGGTGCCGCCGGGTTTCTTCAGCGTCATTTCGTTTTTGAACGGGCCGTACGGTTCTTTGAACTTGTCGAGTCCGCCAAGCTGATTCAGCCGGGGCGGATTGGAAACGCGCCCGTGCATCTTTTTGTTGTCAATCGGGTCGCGGATCGCGAACGATTTTGGTGCAAAAACGCCAGTTAGGTCGGCCATGATTTTCTCCTGTTAAGCCATTGCGGGCATTTGTGACGGTGCGCCGCCGGGCGGTGCCGCGCCGCCGGGTGCAGCGCCGCCGGGCATCGGCGGCGTCAGCCCGCCCGGCCCTTGCGGTAAACTTCCGATCAAATTCATCAGTTCGGCTGGCATCAGTTCGTTGTTGCGCGCGCGATTGGCGCCGCCGAATTTCTTGCCGAGCGTCGAGAGCGTTTTCAAAATCTCGCCGCCTTCCTCCGATTCGCTGCCGAAGTCTGGCAGGGATTGCTCCAACAAGTCCATCGCCTGTTGCACCTTGAGCATGGCGGACTGCTTTTCGCCAGCGGCGGGCTGCGGCGTGGACATGGGGGAGCCGGTCGGCGGAACTTGACCGGGCGAGGGCGGTGCACCGGGCGGCATAGCGCCGGCGCCGGGCGGGCCACTCTTGCCCATCATTGCCATCAATTTCGGGTCTATTGCTGGCATGATTTACAGCGGCACTTCTTCCCACTGGAATGAAAACCACATGCCGGCGACCGAAGCTTGCGCGGGCGTTACCCACATCACGTAACCGCCGGGCGGCAGGATTATGCTGCCTTCCAAGTCAATCACGTTGCCCGAAGCGTTGGCGGTGGCCGTGGTCGTGTTTTCGACGAACACGGCGTAAAACGGCGCGGTCGGAAGGCCGGCCGAAATGCTGGCTTGAACGGCGCCGACACCCAATGCCGGGTTGGTGTTGTGGACGGCCAGCGGCGTCGTGTTGGTCACGGCAACCGTTGCGTTGTAGCCGACGGCAATGGCGAAGGCTTCGACCTGCGTCGCTTGCAAAACCGACTGCATCATCGACACTTTGTTGACAACCGCGTTTCTCTGCGACGCAATCGGGTTGATGATGCAAAGCCCCGTGTAAGTCGTCGCAAGGCCGACGGTCGTGGTGACTAAGGCTTGCGATGCGGCATAGTACATGTTGCCGCGATACGTTGTTTCGTAGTATCGGCCGTGCAGTTCCGACACCATCACTTCGCCCTGTTTGCCGGCGCGGTTTACAATCGGCAACGCCGAATCGGTGTTGTTTTGGACGCCGACGAGTGTTTGTATCTGCATAAAATTCTCCTAATTACTGACGGTGGCCGAGAAGATGGCGAATGATGCGGGGTCAAAAACTTGATCCGCCCGCAGTTTGTCGGGGTCGTCCGCAACGATGCCCGGATTCATCGCCGACAAGTACTGATTCATAACCCGCATTTCCATCAGGATATTGACCAGCAGCAGGTTGACCGCAATGTTTCCCCCGTCCAGAACAGAAAACAGGCCCGTCGCCGGGTCAAGCAGTTTTAAGTCGGGAGTGAGGTTGACGATTGCCATGATTACGACAGGTACACAATCGGCGCTTTGGCGGCGGTGAACGTCGTCGGCGGCGTGATGGTTGCCGGAATCGTGCCGAAGGTGCCCGCCGCGATTGCGGCGGCGCAGATTTGATACGGTGCCGGCACGGTTTGAATGGCGCCGCCGGTGGTGCCGTTGCCCTGCAAGGCGATGTAATACTGTTGCGGGCCGAAAAGCTGGACTTGGGTCGCGGCGGTTGATGTGGTCGTGCCGCGCGTGTTGTAGACCAATCCGATTGCTTGCGTCTGCCAACTGTTCGCGGTCGCCAAAATCTGACCGGCCAGCGCGGTAGAGGCAATGAGGTAGCCGTATGAATCGTAGATCGCGGCCAGCCAGTTGTCGGTGGTCGCCGTGCCGCCCGACAGAATGTTGATGTTTTTGACGACGCGGTTGTAGGGCACCAAAATGTCCGTCACCCACAACTGGATAATGTCGGTCGTGTTGGTGCCGAGAGAGGCCAGCGCAACCGAGCCGATGGGAATGTTGGAACAGATCAACTGGCCGCCGGCCACGTTCAACTGACCGTTGACGGCGATGCCGGCCTGAAAGTTGTCCTCAGTCTGATTGCCGACTTTTTGGCGCTGTTGCAGAAAGCCTAATGGCATGGTGTTGCTCCGTCAGTGAGTGCTGACTTGTCTGGTAAACGGTTTGTATTAAAAACTCGTTTTCCAGCAAAGTCAAATAATCTTGGCGCTGACGGACGCCGAGGCCGATTTACCGGCGGGATTTCCGCTTGGCGCGATGCGATTTACGCATGGTGTTCTCCCGTTACTTTGCAAAAAAAGGCGGGGCGGTGACGGCCACCCCGGAGCCGGAATGATCCGGGGTATTACTTCTTGCCGCGTTTAACGCGACGGCCACGACGTGCCATGTGAATCTCCTTATCGAAGCGGCCACGTTTTCTAGGGGAACGCAGCCATACCCCTCCTACTTCAATTTGCTTTCTACACCGTTATTTTACGGCTTGCAACTTTCCTTGATTTTGCTCTGCCGCCGCAGCGGACGCCGCCGCCTTTTTCTCATCGGCTTCGATCTTTTTCAGCTTCCGCAACAGCAAGTCTTTCATCGGCGGGTCGATCATGTCTAAGAACGATTCGCGGTCGATTGCTTTTGCTTCCAACAGTTCGGCGGCCAGTTGCTTGTGATCCTCTACGAACAGCGGGCTGTTGCTGTGCGAGTCCACCTTCACAACGCAATCGTTGGTGAATTGCACTGGAATAAACGGCACGTCATGGTCATCTCTCAGGTCGTTGGTATCGTGCTTCTGCATCACCTTCAAATACAGGGTTGCGATTTTCTCCAACGAATCTTCGACTACGAGGGCGCGTTTCTTGATGCGCGCCGATGCCAGCCGAGCCAGTTCGGACGTTTGGCGACCGGAGCGCACACCGGCTTCGCCCTTGCCCTGCATGATGTTCTGCAATCCGCTGCGTTCCGAAAACATGGAGTCGATTTCGTGAATGACGGCGAACAAATCCGGCGGAATGTCTGGCTTGTGCCGTTCAACTTTCGCTTGCATGGAGTCAGTTTGCAACACTCCGCCGGCCTTGTTCAAGGCAAACGCCTTTTCGTCAACCAGCCCCATCCATCCGGTCAGCGAAGTTGGCGGGTCTACGTTGCGGTCGAGCAAATCTTTCAGTTGAATGACGCGCGTGTTGCGCCACTTCTGCAAGCCAATGAGGCCGGCGACTTCCGACATACCCCAAAAATACGAATACATCGGATTCGGGCAAATCTGAACGAATGGCAGTTCACCCTTCACAAAGAAATTCATGCGGTCGTAGACCGTGACCGAATTTGCCGCGCGAGTGACAACGCGCCAATCTTTTTCTTTTGTATCCCAAATCCAAAGTTCCTGCATTTCAATCAAATCTTCTGACACTCGCGGCAGGTAATCAACCTGCGCGTTCAGCGGAATTTGCGCGTTGCCCTGCATCGTTGGTGTTGATGCCGACAAAATGATTCGATCAACCCCGCTTGGCCTTTCCTCTTGGCTGGTGCGCGGAAACGCATCGACCGAGTTCAGGATTTGATCTTTCTGCGGGTGGTTTACCAAATCAATTTCAAGCTGCGCTTTGGTCGTATAAAAGCTGTGTACCATCGCCTGTTGGCGGTCGAGGAATGGCACATCTTCGCGCAGCACACCGAACGATCCGGGGTCGATGATGAATGGCTCAATCGCTTGCAAGCCCTTTTCACTGGCCTTGACGATAATTTTGAAGATCATCGTGTTGTAGACCAGCGACCACGTTAAGCCCTGACCAAACGTGGCGTCGCCGTTGGACATCAACCACGCATCATTGACGGCTTTATTCACCGACTGTATTCTGGCGAATTCATGTTCTGCAATGTGCGGGCCGATGTGCGTTGAAAAGCGCGTCGTTTCCGATGCGAACAGAAACGAAGTCAGCATGTCGATGTGCGGAAAAATCTTGTTGTAAGGCGTTTCCGCTTCGTCAGAGCCGCAGCCGAACAGGAAATAGTGCCGCATCGTTGAATAGTCGATGCGTCGGTCATCCTGCGACTGCGTGCATTTTCTGATTATTTCCTCGTAAAATTGGTCGCGGTCGGCAAGATTGGTTGGAATGTCCACGGCTATACCTCAATTTTCGCGTCGTGACGGCCGACAACAAGCGGTTTTGGTTGATTGAGCGCGGGGCGCACGGCTTCTAATGCGTCGCCCGGCTTCGCGCCCACGCTTTGAATGGTCTGAATGGCGCCCTGACCCGAGCGACCCTCGACCGGCACAGCACCGACGCCCTGCTTGAACACGCCGCCGGGTTGCACTTGGCCCCAACGGTCGGTTGTGTCGCCCAATTTCCCCATCAACTGATTCTGTTTTTCGACCGCGTAGGGGTCGGGGCGTTTAACGGCAGAAGTGCCGTTCTGATTATTCATGTCCGTCATGCCGAAGTCGGACGCCAGATTGCCGAGAGTCTTGTCGATGTTCTTAGTGCGGCCGGATTTGAGGCCCGGCGCCTGTAAATGCACCAATTCCACCATTGATTTCGAGCATCCGTGAGGGCATTGGCCCGTCATGCTCTCAAAAGTGCCGTGCGCCTTGCATTGGTAATCGTTCACAACGGCCATTTTTTATCTCCTTAACTCGCGTATTTAACGCTTCTGCGTCAGTTTCGGCAAGATAATCGCTTGCCGCACCCCGAACAATTCCGAAAACGTCGGCAGCGATTCGTTGGCCGGAATAACGCCCTTTTCAAGCCGAGGGGCGGCGCCTTCGCGCCCGAATATGACGCGGTGAACTGGTAGTGGGGCGCGATTAGGTATGTCCTCCCACGTTTTCGAGTTTTTCGTGGCGCCGCCATTCCAGCGCAGAGCGCCGGTTTCGATGTCTAGACATATCTTCGCTAGCCGTTTGAGGCGTTCCGGCCCTAATTCCCCGTCCTTGTGCGGTGTTCGGCCCTTGATGAACCGGCTTAAATGCTTGGCGTGCATCTTCATTCGGCGCGCGATTTGGGCAAGGGGGAACATGGTGCGCGCCCGATCCAGCCGAATACGCACTTCCTCGCGCGGCATTTTCAGTGGGTTGGGATCATCGTTTGTCAATGTGGCTTCTCCGCGATGATGGTCAACACGGCTTCACGGTAGGCGCCGGAATATTCGCCGTTGCTGTCGGCTTCGATCTGCCAGATTTCCAGCACTTTGCGCTGATAGATAGGGTCGATGCTGTAGTTTCGGTAATACCTGAGCAATTCCTTGACCACAAAATTGCGGTTGCTCTTGCCGTTCATGCGCGGCAGTTCGATCATGCAGCCAACCCGATTTGTTTCAGGAATCCGGTCACGTTGTTGACGTCGCCGTTTTGCTGCGCGTCGCGCTGTTGCGCGCTCTCTCGCGTCATACCGATTTGAACCATGCGGATTCGCACGAAGTCCGCCCACGCCACCGCGCCCAAAGCCGCCGCAACCACGCGATCATCCTTGCCCCTTCCGGGCGCCCCTATGGTGCCCTCGTCGCGAATGATGTTTTTCATTTCATCAATCATCGCTTGCGACCTTACCAACATAATGCCCCGTTCAAAGCAGTCTTTCAACAAGTTGAAGGCGCGCTCTTTGGTGTCGGTCGTTGTTTTCCAGTGGTAGGCGTTCGGTGCGCCGAAATTGTCGAGCCGCTTGTATAGGTAATTCTGAATGTTGGCGATGACGGCATACAGCTTGCTTCCGGCTTGGCCGGGCTGATTGACGGCGGTTCGGCGCAAGTTCTGGATTTCCTGCCACACGGCTTGCCCCGGCCCGTTGATTTCCAAATTGAGCATCACCGAGCCGCCGCCGTTGATGTAGCTGGCGGCCAAGTAGATCATCACCCAAGCAAACTGAAAAGTGGAGCAATCTGGCGTGCAGAATTCGGCGACTTGCTCCATTCCGTCGGCATAACATCGCCATACCGACACGCAGAAGCGGTCTGCCCATTCGCTTGACCCGTAGGCGGGGTCGGCGCCAATGACGTAGTGCCCTTGCGATTTTGGGAATTCCCAAATTTTGAGGTTTGCAAGTTTCTCCCCGCACTCCAAAATATCCGTGTCCTCGAAAGATTCTCGCAGAACAAAGCGGTAATTGTGAAAGTCGAATTTGGCGGCCCGCTTGTATTCGTCGTTGATTCGCGCGCTGTTGAAAAACTGGCTGCCACTCAGCACAAAAGCGTATTCCTCCGTCGGCGGGTAGTTCTGGAAATGCAGCGTTTCGTCGCGCGACTTTTCCGCCATCGACCAGCGCCACCAAGCTATTTGCTCGTCGTCAATGTCAAAGTCATATAGCTGTTTTACCTGCCGCACCCACTTCTTTTCCTCCGGCTGCAAGCGGCCATCCCAATATACATCGTATTCGATGCTGCCCTTTTTCTTTCGATAAAATTGATTTCGCCACCATCCAACGAAAATTGCGCTTTTGACTTTGGACGCCTTCGCGTCCTGCCACATATCAAAAAATCCGTTATAGCCTTGAGCCGTCGTTTCCCAAACGAATAGCCGATTGGGGTTTTGTTCCGCAAGAGAGGCTTCAAGCGACGATATTCCTTCCTCATCGCCGTACTCGCTACACTCAGTTGCGTGTAAAAAGGTGAGCGCCTTACCTTTGCCCAACTTCGTGTTTTTTCGTGACCCTGCCACTTGATAAGAAAAACGCGACCTATTTTTAAGAGTGAGCTGACTGCGATTGTGCGTGACAAGCGGCCGTTTGAATTCATTTGGCAAACCCTCCATATACATCGTCAGTGTCGAGCGAAACATATCTCGCGTTTCCTCGTCGTGCGTGACCATCGACCCGGACATGCCTTCGTGGATAAATAACCAATACAGGTCGAGCGCCAAGCAAATCGTTGTGATGCCAAGCTGCCGGCCCTTCAACACGACGAAAGTGTGTATTCCATTTTTCAAACCTTCCGCGACTTGCTCGACAAAATACTTCTGAGTGCCCATCAACGTCTTGACGTTGAGCGTTGTCAGGCCAAGCTCTTTCGTGTCGATGCGTAGCGACGCGCAGAATTTCCAGAAATTTTGAAGGTTGAATTGACTCATATACCCCCCGGCCTCTCAAAGCGGTTTCTCCCGATGCTGGCCCAACTGCGCGCCGCGCGCTGGCGCCGCTTTATCGGGTCGAGTTCGATCTGTTGCGCGTCGCGCACCATTTCGCTCAGGCTTGGAATCGGTGGCGGATCATTCGCCATAATGTGTCGCAAAAGGGCGCTATCCGCGACGACCCATGCCGCCATTTTTTTGATGAACATCTGCCGCGTGACGTTCGATAGTTCGTCCGCAATCGTTGCTTGCAAGTCAAAAACCTGTTTCGTACTCAAGCACGGCCTCCTGAATCATGTCGGACAGGGATTGCGCCGGCTCGAAACTCGTATCAAGCGGATTGACGTACCGGCTGCGCCAGAGCATGCCGCCGGGCCGCCGGTTGATGTAGGTCAACGGCGAATTGAATTCGGAAAGGCTCTTGTCGATCATCGAAGCAACGACCGCATCGGCTTTCGGCGTCCAAAATAAAAACCTCGGCATGACTACCGCCCCGGCGACTTCTCGCCGATCCACCGCGCGCAGATTTCCGGCAGCAGCTTCGCGGCCACACTGTCGCCGTGCCAATCCCGGCGCTCTTTCAACATCTGCATGAATCTCAATTTTGAATCTTCGGTCGTCAGGCCCGCGTAGTAGCTGCGGAATGACGCGCCCGAATCTTCACCTTGCTTTGGCATTGGCATTTTTCGGCCGCCCCTTTTTCCTGCGCGCACTCGCCGGGTCGCCCCGCGAATACCACGCCCAATAGTGGTGATAGCACAGGTCATGCGCGTGATGCTTTCCTTTGCAGTTCGGCATCCTGCAATCGGTCACGCCGGCCAGCCCCATATCAGCACGTAGGCGGCCGCCACCGCCAGCCCGGCCAGCACTCCGCCGGCCCACGCCATCAGGATTGATTCAAATTCGTCGCGCTGCATCACCGACACCGCTTGCACCAACAGCGCCAAATCCCGAATTCGATTGCAATGAACGGAATTACGCAGATCATAATTTTGTGACTTGGCTTCGTCATCATGGTTCTGTAGGTCTGGTATCCGAAAAACCACGTCGCGCAAAGGTAAATCGCGAACCAACTGAATCGGACAATCGGAAACGCATCGAATGAGCGCATTAGAAGTTCTCCCGCACCAATTCAAATGCACCCTTCGCGCTGGTGTTCCGAACGAGTCCGACGGCCGCCAGCCTTTTCAGGGAACGATTGAGCGTGATTCGGTGGACGCCAAGCTGCGCGCTCGCCGCCTTGCCCCATCCCCGCGTCAGCGGCCCACTCAGCCCGCCGTTTTCGATCATCCACCACAACACCCGGTAGTGAATCGGACGCAGGTGCAAGTCCGACCAAATGCAGGTCGGGCTATTCGGCTCCGGCGAGTCCACAATATCCGCTGTTCTTCGGGGCCGGCGGCGACTTCATCACCCGCCACATCATGCAGTCTGAACCCACGCACAGAACGTTGCCCGACGCGGCAGGAACGTGCTGCGGCTGACCGCCATACCCGGCACGGAAAAACCCCGCGCTCACAGGGCAAACTTTCTTTTCGGCAAGTTCCTCGTCCATCGCGCCCCTCCCCTCAGACCAACGTGCGCCAATCGTCCGCCATCAAGTCCGTCTGACTTGCCAGCCACGGCACCCGCGTCGGATGCGAGCCCATCCCACCATCCGGCGGGTAGACCAGATACAGATACGGCAGCGTCATCTTGCTGTGATCGTCAGGGTATTGAACCTCGACCCACAGGCCCTTGCCGTTCCAACCGTCGCGCTGGCACTTGGCCCCCGACTTTAACAGGATCAGCGCAGCCGAAAAATTCATGTTGGCCGCCATCTCAAACCCCCGCCAGCCGCAACAGCTTCGCCGCAATCAGCGCAAGCGTGTCGTGCCGACCGCCCGTCACCATGTGCAGGTCGTCGTCGTAATCCACCGCAGCAATTACAACCGTCGGGCAACCCATTTCTTTTAGCTTCCGGTCGAAAGCCCGTATCTCCCGCGCAGTCCTGTCGCGCTGCGACTCCGGCGGCCTCACATCCACCGGCCGCGCGACACTGAGTGCCCCCGCTTGCTCCGTCGCCGGCACCCTCTCCCATACCGACGGCTTCGCATTGCTGTCCGCCTCTTTCTTCGTCGCCAGCGCGGCCAGTTCAGCACTCGTCAACGTCCGTTGCGGCCGGCTAACCAAAGCGTTCCGATCCCGTACCCGCTTCATCGCCGCCCGCGCCCTCCCTACCGCTTCCTTCGTTACCTTTTTCATTTCAGCCCCCTAGCAATTAATAAAAATGGCTTCGCAATTCCTGCGATTCAATACTCTTGCAACATAGTCGTCAAGCAAAAAAAACAAAAGTCAAAACCGTTTTATAAAATTCCAATTCAAAACCGTTCCCTGCGTTTGTGTACCTCCATGTGGTGAACTTGGCACAGCCACACCACATCAAGCGGCGCATCGTAGTCCGCGTGGTGACCCTCTACCTTCGCTTCCCCGCATGTAAAGCACGGCTGCCTCACCAGCTTCCCTACCTTCACCGCATACCGCACCGCCTCTTTGATTCGCGCGCGCTCCGGGTTTCGTTCATACCATCGCCTTTTCAATTCGGCGCACCGCGCTTTATTTTTTTTTCGATACTCCCGCTGGTAACTCGCCATGTCCGCCGTCACTCGCGTCCACCCCGCCGGCTTGCGCTTCGCGTGTTCCCGCGCATATTCCCTCACGCACACACGGCAATAATTCTGTAGCCCATCCTCTTTCGCTACATTCCGACCAAACTCCCCTTCCCCTTTCTCCGCACCGCATCGCCCACATGCTTTCATCTTCACCCCTAAAGTCAATCACTTCCTGACTCTACCGGAAGAAAAATAATCACGCAACCTACGAAAAACTTGGGGGGAGAACCAGTGGGGACACCAACGCACTCACCCCCAAAGGCAAGATACTATAAGCACCTGACCTGCTGTCAGCACCGTGCCATCCCATAATGAAACCACCGCCCAACCAGTACCGAGTCGCATCAACCGAATAACAAAGAGTCGGATAACCCCGCCATCCACGTCCGACCCATTCCAAACCAGCCGCGCAGGTTATCAGCTAATCACGGTTCGGGCTTGCAGGAAAAACCCTCGCGGTTTCCGGGCGCCGGTCTTGAGAGCGTAGCCCACGCTTTGCCCGGCCCTTGAATGTGGGCATCGACGCAGCCATCGCGGTTCGCGCAGAGGGGAGGCCGGCGCTTGGTGGCGGTCTTGATCTTGATTTTTTATCAAGCTTTTGACTTTGCTTTACCGCTGGCGGGGAACTGCCGAACCATGCCGCGCGCGAGGCCGTACATGATCCTAGCGCGGAATTGTGAAACGTGGCGAAAAAAAACGGGTTTAGCTATGAAAAAAAAGCTTGACACGTCAACCGTGCGGGTTTGCAGGTTAGCAGACGCTAACATTAGCCCGGTTTCATAATGCGAAACAAACGCTTATCGCCAAGACACTTGATTAGCAAATTGTCCGGCGTGAATAGTCCGCTAACGTGGCGACCGCGTGGCGGTTCGATCTGCGTTACTTCGAAACGGCAGCCGGCGCGGGCGGATTTTTCAGCCGCTTGGCGGTATAGATTTTTGATAGCGTCAACGTCGGCCCATGCTGGCAGCCGGCGAGTAATTCGGGCGCGACGAATGGCGGAGTACGCGCGGCTTTCGAGCTTGGATTCTGCGGCCGGTTTCATGTTAGTAAGTCCTCACTGACTTGATGACTGACGGCGCCAGAATACCCCAATGCCGCAGAGTTATCCACAGAAAAAAAAACATGACTTGATACCAGCGTATAGCCCGGTTTTTGCCACGCTGTACGGCGATTGTGGCAAGCCGCAGAGGTATAAGTCAGTGACCGCTTACTTTTGGAGTTTTAGAGTTATCCACAGACTTATACAGGAGTTATCCACAGCTTTTGCTGCGACCGCACAATGACGTCAGCAAGTGCTAACTTCATGTTTATTTTAAATGCCACACTATAAACATTTGACACACACAAGGCGCCGCAGTCTAATCACAAGTAAGGCGCGACCCGCGCCGAAACCGATAGGAGTGACAACAAAATGGAAACCGTCAGCCAAGTGAAACCGATTGACATCACGCCGCGCCAAATGGCGGCCGATGTGCAGCTTGCCATACGCGACAACGTACCCCGTTTTTATTGGGGAAATCCGGGATTAGGTAAAACGTCGATTGTCCGCACGGAAGTGCAGCGCGCCTTGTGGCAGTACTGCGATTTTCGCGCCATGATCCGCGATTTGCCCGATTTGCAAGGCTATCCCATTATCAGCGACATGCGCGCCGGCGAACCGTGCCCGATGACGGCGGCGCCCGGCTTGCCGTCGCCGGATAGCCCGGAACAATGGGCAATCGTTTTTGAAGAAATGAACGGCGCGAGCCGGATGATGCAAGGCGCCCTTTATGGCATGGTTTTAGAGCGTAACGGGCTGCCGAAAATCAACCGCGTTTTTGCGACCGGAAACCCGGCGAACGCGCGCGGCGTCAACAATGAAATGCCGGCGCCGCTGAAAAGCCGCTTTCGTCATTTCAATCTGGTACTGTGCCCGGATGAAACGCTGGCGTACGCGCAAGCGGCCGGCTGGCATCCGTACGTTACGGCGTACCACACGCTGACCGGCGGTAAGGAATGGTCAAGCTTTGACGCCAAATCGCCCGAGGAAACGTACGCTTGCCCGCGTTCATGGGAAGATGTCAGCCGCACCCTGAACGCCGGCGGAATTCCGGCCAATTTGCTCACGCCGACGATGGCCGGCAGCTTGGGTTACGGTATCGGCCAAAAATTCGCGGCCTTTTGCCGGTTGTTTACGGAATTGGCACCGACACTTGACGCGATGCGCGCCGACCCGGCCGGCTGCGCCATTCCGGCCGACGCGGCCGCGCAATGGTTTTTGTCGGCGACGATTGCCGCGAATAAGGCGGAAGCGGGCGCAAATCCGGCCGGCTTCGCCGCTTGGGCAATTCCTTTTCTTTGCCGGCTGCCGGATGAATTATGCGTGTTTGCGATGAACGCAGCGACCCGCCACACGCCGCAGCTTGGGCGTACCCCGGCCTTTGTCAAATCGTTTGCGACTAATGCCCGTTACGCGGCGCTGGCGCAATTCTGCAAATAGTCCGCCAATCAATTCAGGAGTGAAAACCATGAACGCCATGACCACTAAACCGAACACTTCCGCCCTTGCCGCGTCAACAATGCTGGCGACCCTCAATATCAGCGTTTGGAGCGCGCGCAAGCTTGACCGCACGGCGACCGCCAAAACGACGAACGATGCCGGCGCCGTGGCCGACGCCGCGCGCGTCAACAAGCATTTGATGGCAGGACAGGACACCTTGCTGCGCGCCGTGGCGACCGTCGCCAGCGCCGCGCGTGGCGACCATTACGCGCTAACTCTGCCGTGGAGTGATAACGGGCCGCGTATTCTGTCCGTAGAATTGTGGAAAGACTTGACGCGCAAGCTACAAGACCACGCGCTAGCCTTTCAAGCGGCCGTCGATGCGTTCATTGAAGATTACGCGCAAGCGCGCGAGCGCGCCCGCTTCCAGCTTGGTGCCCTTTTCAGTGAAACGGATTACCCGGCGCCGGCCGTCGTCGCGCAAAAGTTTAGCTTCAATTTTGAATTTGACCCGCTGCCGACCGCCGGCGATTTTCGCGCCGAATTGACCGACGCCGACGCCGACATGATCCGCAAGGAAATAGAGGCGCGCGCAGCCGGCCGCGTGGCGACCGCGATGCGCGACGTATGGTCGCGCCTGTATGAAAACGTCGCCCGGATTACCGCGACGCTGCCGGCGTATGAGGCCGGAAACGTCAAAAGGTTTAACGATACCATCATCACAAACCTGCGCGACATGCTGGCGATTTTGCCCGGCCTGAATATCACGGGCGATGCGGCGCTGGCAGCGATTGCCGACCGGGCGCAAACCGAATTGGCCGGGCTGCAACCGCAAACACTGCGCGATGACCCGACCGCGCGCAGCCGCGCGACGGCCAGCGCAACGGCCATTTGCGCGACGATGGCGCGACACTTGGGCATTGACGGCAGCGCGCCGGCAGCCGCGCCCGCAGCGCCCGCCACGCCAGCGCCAGCCGCACCCGGCAGCGCCGTTGTATACGATCTTTTCACCGCGCCCGTGCGCGCAGCGTAGGAGTGGCCGACATGGTGAACGCTAAAACGATGACCGCAGCGCCGGCTTTCCGTATTTCGGCCGCGCGGCTGCGCCTGATGGGCGACAAGTCATGCGGGTTATACGCTGAAATTGGTTACGCGCTGGCGCATGTCGCCACCGACGCCGTGGCAACGCTGGCGACCGACGGCAAAAGCTTGTTGTATAACCCGGCCTTTGTCGCGCAGTTATCCGATGCCGACCTTGAAACCGCGCTTTTGCATGAATACGTGCACGTTGCGCTTTTGCACCCGGTACGATTCAGCCCGGAAACGCAAGAAAAGCGGCTCGCTAACGTGGCAATGGATTACGCCGACAATTTGCACGTCGCGGCTTGCGGTCGGACTATTCCCGGTGACTGGTACTATGACGTGAAATTCGACGGCATGGCATGGGAAGCGATTTATACATTGCTGAAAAACGAACAACCGCCGCAACCGCCGCAGCCGCAGCCGCAGCCCGACGCCGGAAACGACGGCCAGCCGCAGCCGGGCGAAAATGGCGCCGACGGCCAAAACGGCGAAAATGGCGCCGACGGCCAGCCGGCCGACGCGCCAGAAAGCGATTTAAGCGATTCAACGGCGGCCGGCGATACCACGGCACCCGGCAAGCCGGGCGCTGGCGACGGCGCCGGCAAAGCGGCCGCCGCAGCCGGCGAACCGACGGCCGACCAGACCGCCAAACCGGCGCCCGGAAAACCCGGCGCCCGTAACGACGACGTGCAGCCGTACCCGGCCGCCAATCAAGCCGAACGCGACATCGCAGCCGCGCAGCTATCCGACCAGATTATGCGGATTGCCCAAGCGCAACAAATGGCCGGGCACGGGTCGGCCGGGCTGACGCGGTACATGAAAGACGCGACAACGCCGCGCGACCCGGATTTATATCAAGCGCTGGCGCAGCTATTGCAACGCGCGGCCGACGAACATACATGGCGCAAACCGAATTGGCGCCTTTCGGCGGTCGGCCTTTTTCCCGGCCTTGATGGCGACGAATTGCCGCCGCTTGTCGTCGTCGTAGATACGTCGTCAAGCCTTTGCGATGAATCACAAGCGGCGTTTGCCGACAAGATCAAGCGCGCCGTGGCAGACTTCCGGCCGCGCAGCGTGACTATAATTTCGGCCGATGACCGCGTACACAGCGCCGAAACATACGCGCCCGACGATTTGCCAGAATTGAAATTCCACGGCGGAGGCGGAACTGACTTTCGCCCGGCCTTTGAATGGGTCGCCGACAACATGCCCGACGCGCCGGCGGCGCTGGTCTACCTGACAGACTTAGAAGGCCCGGCGCCGAAAATCGCGCCAGATTACCCGGTAATATGGGCCGCCGTGCCATCATCGTGCCCGCGCGCGCCGTCATTCGGGCAAATCGTTCCCTTGATAATTTGAGGCCGGCCATGAAAAGGCGAACCGTCTTTTACCCTTTCATTAGAACGCAAAGCCCGCTATTGCGCGACGAACCGCGCGACGGCGAGCCGCTAACCTATATCATCGCCCGCGCGCGACGCGCGGCGCCGTTGATGCCGCCGGGCGCAAATATCGGTTGGACGTACTACCGGGCCGGCGTCAACGGGCGCGGGCAATCAATCCGCTGGTGCGTCAGCAAGGCGCGCAATCATGCCGGGTATTGGCTTGTATGGCGCGAAGTGCAAACGCTGGCCGGCGCCGTCAAGCGCGACCGATGGACGGGCCGCCGGAAGCGATACGCCGCGCACGATCTGGCGAAAGAGCGCGCCGGCTGGCCGGGGAGGCCGGCATGACCGCCGGCGGCCTCGCACGGCCGGCTTGCTGCCTTGATTGCAAGCATTGGACGCCGTACAGCGCCGGCCCGATCTGCGCCGCCGGCGCCTTTCCGCCGGGCACCGCTTGCGCGCGCCACTCCGCGCCCGCGCTGGCGCAGTTAATCAGGGCGGCGCAAAGGGGCGACCATGAACGAACCTAACAGGGCCAGCGATTGCCGCGACTGCACCGCCTACGGCGGATTGCACACCCTCTATTACTCCGCGCGCCCGTGCAAAATAGATTTGATTGCGCGGGTTGGCCGTCCTTGCCAGATGTTTACCCCGCGAACGCTGGCGCAATACGCCGAAGATGCGCGACGGGCGCAAAGGGGCGACCATGACCCGACCAAGTGACCCGTATCAGGGCAAGCCATGCCCGGAGTGCGCGCATCGGCACCTGATCCGCAGCCAGCGCCAGCCAGACCTTGCCTTATGGACGTGCGCGCGCGCCGGCGACATCATCAGGGCACGGTGCGCGCCGTCGCCCTTGCCGCTGGCCGACTTGATCGAAAGGGCA